AGGCCAAGCAACCGCATGTCCTCCAACCCCATCCTGAGTCATCAGGAAAGTTAGATGACAAGCTCCTGGCGGATCAGTAAAAGTAAAAGTACAATTACTAGTTAGATCAACCGCCTGTGCATTTCCGTTGGCCGAATAATCTATTGCGATTGCTGCACCAGAAATTCCATTCTCATACTGCGTTTGATATACAGATTTGTTGTTTAAGTCTATGTCGGATTGTAAAGGTGACGTTATTACTCCAACCTTTGATGATAAAGTTACTGTCATATTATTGTAGGTTAAATATTGTTGAACAAGTTCCTAAGAAGCGATCTTGCTATATATTGCGTAATCTGCGTCATTATTTCCTCCAGCTGTAATCACTTGAACTTTTAAGTATTTAATAGCTACAGGAGTATCCATTAAAAGTATTGCGTCACTAGTATAATTAGCTGCACCAGTAAAAGTTGTTGTCACATCTTGCCAAGTTGTAATTGCCGCTGCTGCTGTTCCGTCATCCTGTATTGTTGCTTCTAGCGTAAGAGTTGCTGAATCAACACCTCCAGTTTTCTCAAACTGTACTCCTATATATTTTGCGCCTGCCATATCAAGGTAATATGCGTAGGTTCCATTTGGAGAATTTGTTACGTCAGCTAAAGTCTCAGAAGCCTGTGAAGACTCTGAATCAGTTGCTATTGCCGTTTGGCCATCTAGACGTTCAACAAACTTATCGTACTCCCTTTGTTGTCTCGAAGAAGGTAATGCCATAATTTTTGGGTTAAATTTTGATTATGTAATACTTGACGAGCTTTCCATCCACGCCAACTAATTGTTCTTATTATAGCATGCCTAGCTCTTCTTTTAAAGTTTCGCTTTTCTTTGACCAGTAGTTAGGAACACCTTTGTCTTTCGCTAAAGCTTGTAATTCTTTATACGTTAAGTCTCCAGTTTCTGCCTCTATTGCGTCCAGCTTTTCTTTTTCTTCTGCCTTTTGTTCCGCCTTCTCAATTGCAATCTCTGCTGCTCTTTTTCTTCTTTTTTCTCCCAACTCTGTGAGCTCCATATCTGCAGGATACTGCTTGACATCAAAGACTTTTTCTTCTGCAGCGTATTTCCATCCAGGTCTGGTTGAAACAAAATAGTCAACCAAATGTCGTGGTGCAGCAGAAACCATTCCTTTTGAGTTTTCAACCCAGGCGGTAGATTTGTCTAATTTTTTCATAACATTTTATTAAATAATATTCTCATAGGTAGGGACGCTAAGTCCCCACCATATGAAAAGACTATTAAGTTCTTACCAAAACTCCAAAGTCATCTCTCATTTCTCTTACTCCATAAACTGTATCTACAACTAGTTCGTGTCCAAGTTGAGCAACAGAATATTCAGCTTGCGCTCTAGGCTGTTGAGCCATAGCTAACGCTAAAGCGTCTTTGTGGAATAACATATTGTTTCTGTTAGTACCACCAGTAAAGATTAAGTTGTTAGACATGTATGTGTCCACACCATAAAGTTTACCAATAGTTCCAGTTTCAGTTGGTCTTCCACCTACGAAATCACTAGATAGGTAAGCATTAAGATCTAGTAAATCTCTTTTAACATCTGATCTGAAAACAAATGCTCTGTCGTCTTCAGGACAATCAGCAAGGTCTAAAAACTCAATTGAGTTTAGAACTACGTCTGTAGTAATAGCTGTGTTGTAAACTCCAGTCGCTGTTGAAAAACCTAAAGCTAATGCTGCAAGTGAAGTATCAATTGCTCTTGCAATAGCAGTAGATGCTGCGTCTGTGTAGTGAGCCATTAAATCTTGTTTAGATTGTAGCTCTGTAATATCTTCCAATAAGAAAGATGTTTCTTTGTGTTGATCGATTGAGATTATAATATCAGTTTCTGTATTCGCTTGGAATGAAACTGGAATATTAGAAACCTTATCGTTGGCCACAAAGTTTGTAAGTGATGGTACGCTAATGGAGTCATTACCCTCTCTAGCTTCGTCGTCAAATCTTTTAACAAGCTTAGCTAAAACTAGTTTTGGGTTTGTTTCTCTTATCACTTCTTTACTGAAGACTTCTGCCAAGAAAACGTCTGCAGTAGTGTTTGTTATGTTAGGCATAGTTTAATTTAGTGTTAGTTAATAATTATACGGCAAATGTCATTGCTAAAAAGACTGTACAGTCGCCAATAATTGTACCCCCTACAGCTTGCGTTTTTACTATAAGCTCAATAGCGTCTCCTGCGTCAAAGTCAACTACAGGATTTCCAGCTTCTGTTAAAGCATGTGCAGCCACAGTATAGACCTGTGCAGTACCAACAGCGAACGATATCCCTGCTGTTAGAGTAGCATATTCTTGAGCAGCAACTTCAATTGATAAAACTCCTTGAGTTCCTGATTGAGTTCCTGTTGCCTCTGTCCACACAATTGAAGATTCTTCAATGTGCAGTCTGCCTGCATAAGGAGCGATGTATGTAAGCTGAGTTGTTCCACTAGCATCGCTTATATTTCCCGCATCCGGGAATGCATAATTCATCATAATAATTAGGTGTTAATGATTTTGAGTTTTCCAGCCCTCCATTCTTTTATAACTTTTGAATATTTATCTGAGTGAGGGTCGAGCTTTCTGAACTCGGTTAGTTCAATCTGATTACTTGGGTTCTCAGGAGCGGAAGCAACACCCCCTTTAGCACCAACCGATTTTCGTTTTACAACTTTTTTGGTTCGTGCCCCTTGAGCTAAAATGTTGACAGCATCGTCGATACTTATTGTTTCGCCTTTCATCACCTTACTGGCTTGTAGGTGACGAGCAGCTCCAATAATATCATCAGAAATACCAAGCCGCTTTGCATCACTAGCCATTTCCTTCTTTATATCCATACGCCTGAATTCTTCCACCATATCATCCTTACTAAGGAATCCTAGACTCCTCATTGTTTGTCTGGCTTTTTCGTATTCAGGAGAAAGCTTTGCCTTTGGCTCAACTGTCGTTTGTTTTTTTAGAGCTTCGATTTCTTTACGCATTTCTGCAAGCTCTTGCGTCTTCTTAGTGTAATCTGATTGACGCATATACCCCGCCTTTAACTCTTCTTGCGGGATACTTTCCTCTTCTTCCGATTCCTCTACCTGAGGTTGATCTTCGTCGAGGTTTTCTTCCTCGTCGTTAGAATCTACTTCTGGTTGGTCTGACTCCTTTACGGGTTGGTCTTTTGACTCCGAGTTTTCTTCTTCTGACATGTGTGTTTGATTAAGTAATAGATTGAAACCTACTTTGGAGTTCAAGCAAGTTTCACGCCATTACTGAGTATCAATGTATTTAACTGCGTTTTCAATAAAACGTCTTAACTCTTTCTCTGCCTTAAGCTCGGTTTGTACATCTACTAGCTCTTCTCTTTTACACAATTCTAACTTATCTCTCAAGAGCTTTTCTTTGTGCTCGAAGTACTCGGTTAAATGTTTCCATCCCGGAGTTCTAGCCAAAGCCCTTAAGTTTTTAGCCTTAGCATTTATGTCTAAAGCTAACTTTTCCTGCATATGATCAATAACTCTTTTCTCTTTTGCTACACGCATCCTTTCTTTCCATTGTGTTATGTTCATATATATACGTTAGTAATTGCTGGGTTGTGACGGCTGTAATGGAGCCTTGTTCGTTATCGGTGCTCCTTGCGTTCTTAACGCATTGCCATCACTAGGAATACCACCGCCAAGCATCGATTCAGTTAATACGTTTTCCAAACCTGCCTGCTGAGGCGAGTCTAATAAATAAGATTCTGGATTAGCTTTTTGAAATGAGTCTCTTAATATATCCTTAAATATCTTTGTCAAATTAACTGGCACACCCACAGCTGCGTATTGAACTGCAGTATTAGCAATATTGATTGCGTCTTGAGCTTTACCTCTAGAGTCATATGCCGTAGTTGAACCTGATTCAATCTTTACTTTATAGTTATGTAACGCGTCTCCCAAAACTTCTAAGTCTATTTTTGTAAATTTTTGTGGAGCTTCTTCTAATGGGATTTTATCTATTGCAAAGTCCGCTTCAGTTCTCGGTCTCCTAACAATCATCGCTTCTGATTCTTCTGCGAATCCTTCCGCTAAAGCAAGCCACATTTCCCCAAGCTCTGCTATCGAAGTCTCCAGATGTTTAACGATATTGTTAACCTGCGTATTAACTTGTGCATCTCTTGCAAGAATACCACGGGCAGTATTTGTAAACCCTGCCGCACCACCACGATCAGTAAAGTCAACAGTCTGTGATACAGTCTGGAAATCTCTGTTAAGTTGCGCTTCCTCATTATATCCGCTCATTGGTTGTATTGGTTTTTCTACCGGTCTAAGTACTCCTCTAATGTCTGAGCCTAACGGTAAATCAACCGGGATGATATTGTTTGGCCTATGAATTAAGTTAGCAGGATTAATCCCTGCATTTATGTTGTATATCCATTCAGGGAAATTAACCGCATTATTGAAATCAATTCTTGCGTTTCTTAAATTGTTGTACTCAACTTGTAAACCTTCTAATGGTTCAACCTCTCCTACAGAATAAAATTCTCCTCTGATTTTTCTATCGTCCATTTTTACAAAAGGTCTAAATCCAAGATCGTTTACGTCACACCTTATAATGTGTTGAGGAATTCCACCAACAACAATCGCAGTAATTATATATTCTCTTTCGTCTTTAGCTTTTCCAGTTTTAGAAAACTGTCCCCAGTATTCCTGTAGAGTAATCTTGTTTTTATCAATCCTTTCGCTTACATCGTTAATCCCTTTATCCCACTCTTGCTCCTGTTCTTGCGTACTTGCGAATCCAGAGTCTTGTAATTCTTCTGGGTTTAAGCCTTTGATTTCTGATAAATCATATTGGTCAGGATTTAAATGTAGCAAATCTCCAAACCTCATATTTGGTATTGTATGTAAAACCCCTACGCCTTCTTGAAAATCTGCAACTCTTGGATCAACCTTAATATCGAATATGGAAACTAAATCTGCAGTTGGTCGTTCAAATGAAATGACTTCCTCTTCATATTCTCTTTCTACTATTTCTCCATCATCATCAACCTCAATTTCAGTAAATGTTTCAATCTTTGTTTCCTGATACCAATCCACTTTCAAGAAACCAACTCCGTATATAAACGCATCTTTAACCCATGTTTCTAATTTTTTCTGCATCTCATCTTCGTCCCACCAAAAATTCAGCGTATCACGAATAGCTCCTATATATGCTGTTGCCTTGTTAGTCCTAGGAGTAACAATAAATTTAGGATCCTTCGCTATTACTGGAGGTACTTTCTTCTCAATGATTTCAAAAATCTTGGGAATGAAAATATTAGACTGACCAGGTAATCCTTCCTGGTTCTCAAATACTCGGTACATTCTATACCAATCAAGCCATTTGTTTCTTAGCCTCATATTAAGATTATCAAAATCCTTGTTCACCTGAACCATCCAATCTAAGGCTCTCTTACGTTCTTCGAAGTTTAGTTTTGCCATAGTTATCTTTTACTGATATCGATTAAATGAAGTGCCCGTAAAGGCGGTAGTTTGTTTTTGATCTTAATCTTCCCAACACATTCTGGACTTACACATTTGATTTCTTCACCTCTTATATCCTTGTATCCATCTCCATAATCCCTACGGACATCTTGTCCGAAAACAAATTTTTTAACTCCGCATCTTTTGCAAATTCCTTCCCAGGCAACATGATCGTAACGCCTTCTTTTGCGAGATGCCCTTTCGTGAATTTTCTTGATACTCATAGCGCTGTTGTTTATTATATCAAATAATCAGTAAAAACGCAATTA